AAGTGAAAGTATCATTTTTTACCTCCTTTTCTTCGCTGTTCGTAGCGAAATTACACAAAAAAGGGTGTTATAGACTATGTATTTTTCGGGCTCGCCGCACCCGCGGCTTTTGGGGCCCCCGCCTGGCAGAACCTAACCCCCCACGGGGTACGGCGTCGGTCTTTCTCCCTGGGGTATGGGCCCCGCCCCGTCAACAATTCGACCTCACAAAAAAGAATCTTTCTTGATGACAGACCACCGGCCAGGGAGCCCCGCTCCACATGATACCGGGTCAGACCTGGACGCCTCCGGCCTCGTCGATCTGCCCGATCTGATCTTGAAGAAAATCCAGGATAAGTGACGCAAATCCTTCGCTCAAGTCACGGCCCCACATATCGTCACCGATGGACAGCAGCGCCCCGCCTCGTAAATCTTCCATGACCCCGGCGACCTCGCCACGAATCGCCGCAACCGTGACACGTGGGGAGTGATTCCCCCCGAAAACTGATTCATAATCCCCGACGTGATTCACAATGAGCCGGAGCGCGTCACCGTCCGAAAGCGGTACAGAATCGACGTCCTCAAACGGATCGTAACCGCCACCGCCCGCCTCGTATGCTGCACGGACAAGGGCGACAAGCGCGGAAATTGAAAGTCAAACAACCATAAAACGACCTCCTTTCTGACTGACTGAATGGCTCGTCAGACACTTGTGTCTGACAAACAGTCTCCGTAAGGAGACTGTTCAACTATTTTCCCCCTGTGGTATTAACTACTTGATTTTTTCATACCTGCTTTTTCTCTTGGTATTGGTCTGACATTGCTGTCAAATCGTTTGACGGCACTGTCAAATCGTATGACCTGGTTGTCAAATGGAGTGACAGTCTTGTCAATTCGTTTTTCCGTGCATTCCCCCCATTTGTCATTTTTGTCAAATGGGGGAATCACTCTGATAAACCGTTGACCAAGCTCCAGCCGTAATCCGTCAGGGTATACCACCGTGTACGATCCAGGCCCAGCCGATTGAAGCACCCCACATCAACCGCGCCCTGCTGGATAAGGCTATCCAATGCAGAGCGGACTTGCCTGGCAGAAAAATACGGAAACGCCTCTCGCATCTGCGCGACGCTCTCATACATCCACCAGCGCCCGTCTTTGGGCTCGCGCCCAGCGTCGCGGTTGTGTCAAATCCAGAACGCGATATGCTCCAGGACAAGCGCCTCGTGAAGCCCGATCTTCTCAGCAGCAGCCGCGTCGAAGTAGTGCCGCACAACATCACCGCCCGCCGCCCGTCCGTAATTCAATCGGCCCCGCTTCGCCGGTTAGGAAACGCACAAACACGGGATAGAAGATGAGAGCTTTACTTCCTGCCCAGCGGACGGGAAGCGCCCCCGTTTTTACCCAGCGCCGGACGGCACACTCGGCCACGGTCAGCCCCTCGTTCTTTGCGCGGGCCACAGCCTCGCGAATGGTCAACACTTGTTAATCCGGCATAAAAGTCACCTTCCTTTGTGGATTCTGTCAATAATCTGCTCGATCTTTTCCCGCTCCGCTGCGGGCAGCTCGTGCCGGAGCTTGCGGGTCAACGTAGCCTCAGAGACACCCAGGGCGTCGGCAATTTCCCAAAACCGGACGCCCTTTTCTCTGGCCTTCTCGCGAATGTTTTTATTTGCGTTCATTTTTTCACCCCCTCTTGACAGGTTGAATTTATTCTACTATGATGACGCTGAGGATGATTTTATTCTATCTTCCGATTTGCATGATTTCAAGCGGAACAAAGTAAAATTTTCTCCGCTCTAACATTGAAAATATCGAATTAATTCAACCTTTTGGGAGGTGTCTTCATGCTTGATCTGAAAAAATCACAAATGGAATTTGCCGCAAATCTCAAAGCTCTCAGAAAAGGGGAGGATTTGTCGCATGCTAAATTAGCCGAAAAGATAAACGAAAGATACAAAGGCAAAACCCTATTAGCCGAAAGAGAAGGAAAAAAACGTAAAAGCATTACTTCTAAAGACAGTTTAATAAGCTACGAAGTAGCAGACGAATATCATTCAAGAAAATGGGCCAATTTGGGAATGAGTGTTGAGACCTTATTACTATTTTCCGATTTCTACAGAGTATCTGCGGATTATTTACTCGGTTTGTCCAAACTCCCATTGAAAGACGATGAGGCGCGGGCCATTCATTACGATATTGGCTTGAATGCAGAAGCTATCACATACTTGCGCACACTTCGAGAATGGAACGCTGATAGAACCACCTTTTTTGAATGGCTCAGTGAAGGAGCCCGTGAAAATACAGGGAAACCCCTTGACGATGAGTATAAGCAAAGACTTCTTGATCCCAGGCTTGCGCTGCTCTCTAAATTGGTGGAGCGAATTGGAAAAAAAGATAGCGACGGAAACTATTTGACAAACGCAGAGTGACGGGGCTTCGGCCCCGGTAATGCGGGAGGCTTCGGCCTGCGGTCACAACCCCGCTTGACAACCCGCCCCGCGTGGGCGTACAATGCTTTTAGACACGCAAAGGAGGACCATTCCCATGCCGAAAAAAATCAACATCATGGACAACGCCGGCGTCATGACCGACCGGCTTTTCCGGGAGATCTGGCAGCAGGCCATCGACGCGCCGGACGAGGACGCTTTTATCTCCGCCGTCAACTGTCCCGACAAGGATCTGCTCACCGTCCAGGACCAGCTTTCCCGCCTCTGGCACGTCGCCAACGACGATTTCCGCACCTTGCTGGACGCTTTCAACATGACGCAGACGATAATTTCCACGCGCTTCTGCATCCCGTTCAGTTCTGTGCAGAATTGGGCCTGCGAAATGCGCGTCTGTCCGCCCTATCTCCGGCTGATGATGGCCGAGGCTTTGGGCTATATTACTCTGCGCGATATGCAGTAAACGTAAAAAAAGCCCCCGGCGCTCAATGCGTCGGGGGATGCTTTTTATCCGTATACTGTAAAAAACTTTAGAGTATTTTAGAGCATTTTCAGTTGTTGCAAATTTTACAACAACTGATTCGACAACTGATTCGTCAATTCACCAACCGGATTTGCAACTGTTGAAAAAAGGAACCCCCTCCTGGCTCATGGCCGGGAGGGGGTATTTTTATGCTTTGAATACGCTTTTGATCTTTTCGGCAATGGCCTGCGCCGTGGCCTTGACGGAGAAGCGCTTCCCGACCACCAGCACCCGGAGGAGCTGCAGCCGCATGTTCACATCGTTCGGGTTCACGGTTTCGTCGGTGCCGCCGTCGATGACCTTCATGTCCACCATTTCCTTGACTTCATCTTTGACCCCTTTCCAGGGGATCTCGTCGTAGTTGTAGATCATGGGGCCCAAAGCGTCGGTGATGGCTTTTTCAATCTTTCCGTCCACCGCATCCAGAATAGCCAGCGCGGCTTTGTCGATCATGTCCGTCACTTGCTTTTCGGTCATGGTTTCCTCCTTCGGCTTTTCCGGTTCCTCAAAATACTTGGCCACCAGCGCAAAGTTAGGACGGCCATATCCGGCGATAGACGAATCATCCTGCCGGATCTTCCGTTCTGCGACCTGGTTGCCGTAGTTGCCTTCCACCGTGTAGATATAAGTGGCGTCAACCTTCGCAACGGCTCCGGTATGGCTTTCGTCATATTTGGGACCGATGAAGAACTGATCGCCCACCTTCGGGGTCCCGCTCCGCTCGATCCAGGCGCCGGCGGCGCGGTAATAGTCGGCGCTGAAACTGCACCCGGCGCCGCAGGAGTTTGCGGGCTGATACAGCATCTTCATGGCGAGCTTCGCGGCTTCGATGGCGTCAAAGCCCAGGTCCATGATGAACCAGATCATTTCCGTGTCATAGCTCGAATCGCACCATTCGCCCTGTGGGCCAATATTTTTCCTTCCGTTGTAGAAATTCAATCCCTGCTCACGCAGGCCATCAATGAAGGCCGCGAACTTGTTCCAGTTCTGATTGCCGCTGTTTTTCGTAGGATCATCAAGATATGCGTTGGTTTGCTTCTCATGGTAGCCGACGTCCTTCTTGAACTGATTCACAAACGCTTGCGCGGCTTTTTCAATCGGGGTCATGGCTTTCCGCCTCCTTCTCGTCTGGCTTTTCCGCGGGCTTTTCGGGATCTTCGCCTTTGAGCACGTCGATCATCCGCAGAATGAACGGGGGAATCGGGACGCCCATCAACGCGCAGTTCTCCAGAATACTAATAAATTCTGCGGCAATGAAGGCGACGATGGCGGCGTTGCGGATATAATCCACGTTCAGCATGGCGTCCAGCCCGTGCGCGACCCAAATCACGGCGAACACGCCGATCTTTTTCACGATTCCACGGGCAAAGGACTTGCTTGACAGCCCGCCGTAAAGGCTTTTCGGCGATTCACCGAAAATGCAGGCAACCAGCAGCCCCGTAATGATGTCAACAAGCATGGCAAAGGAAAGAATGGTCAAAGCCAAGTTCCAGTCCCCCCATAGGGTCACAAAAATACCGCCAACCACACCGGCGGCGATACAGTAACCATGTTTGATTGCATTTAGTGTCATGTCGCTTCCTCCCATCCGTAAACGCCGGGTTCGTACACATTGTAGTCGATGGTGGATTGCCACACCTTGTTATTGTGCCGGACCTTATCCCCAAGCTGATATGCGTCCTGGGCGCCTGTGGGCTGCTTCCATTCTGGGATCGTCCCGGGCTCGGCAATCTCCGTATAGAGCGCGGGAAGCTCGCTCGGAATCCAATCGGCCTGTGAATGGTGCGTCTGCTCCACACGGTACAGCTTGCCGAGATAACGGAACCGGTCGCCGATGGTATAGTCGTGGTCTCGCTCATACGTCGGGAACAGCTCCACGCCTTCCAGCGCGTCGGCGTCGGACAGGTTCTCCGCTGCCTTCCGGATCAGCGCGCGCAGCTTCTCAAGGTGATAGCGTTTCATGTCAGTCCACACCTCCGAAAAGATAGTCCATGGCCTCGTCGGGGCTGACCTCCTCCTCGGCGGGATCAGGATTTTCGGCCAGCGTCCATTCCTGGACGATCTCGCCGTCGCCCTCGACGAAGCTGTCCTCGTAGTGACAGCCCTCCGGTGCATCGTCGGGAGGATCGGTATACCTCACTGGAAGCCAGCCCTGCTCCGCGAGCATTTCTCCGGTCGGGTTGTAGGTGACATACTGTGCTCCGTCGATCTCGCGCTGGATCTTTCTCGGCGCCGGAGTTAAAAAACCGTCAATGATTTTAGCGTACACGGATACACCCCCTAAGCAATCTTCTTGTATTTAACATACTGCCAATACTCGCCACCGCCATACTGTTCGTTATCTCCGAAATATAGCGTACCTTTACCTTGCATTGAGGCAGTATTTATGTTGTCCTGCGCCAACACATCGTTGATATAAACAGAACCAGTAGAGCCATTGATCTCGATGCGAACCGTATATGTTGAGCCGAGTGTGAACGTCCCGATAGCCGTAGAATTGTGTAAATTGCTGTTATTGTATATCCGTATATTATGTCCGCTATAAGAATCGAATACGACATAAATAGCATTATTACTATTACCGATTCGCAGTAATCCACGCTTAACATTAGAAGTTGCTCTTGCGTCTTTAACAATAAATTTTGCTTCGACAACGCCTTGAGATATTTCGATATCTTTGGAAAAAGTATTGTTTATTAGGTTTAATCCGTTCGCTGTTTCTGAACAGGTACCACCCGTTGTATTCCTTGTCCATCCGGCTACAGTCGGCAACCCATCCGTATGCTCCCAGACGGAATCCCATTCTGACGGCGAACCACCCGCAACCGCCATCAACGCACGTCTGCGATTAAGCATCAGCACTCACCACCCAACTGCCAACAACGGCATAGCCGTCGGATACGTTGATCTCATACCGGGTGTTCGCCTCCACGGAGAAGCCATCTGGCATGACCATCCCGGACGGTTCGGTGAATGTGGTGGGCGTGGAGCCGCTCGTAAAGATCACGGTAAAATCGCCCGTTGCCGGGAAACTGGAAATGGTCAACGATGCGATTTCGCCGCACTTGTAAATGGTGTTCGCCGCCGCAGTGATAGACGGAGTTGCGCCCGTGACCGTTTCGACCGTGGGCGTATCAGTTTTGCCGCCAAGTGCGGTGTTGATAACCTTGTTTTGCACGGGGTTCGTGCTGGAATTGGACAGGGACGAATCAACTGTGATGGTGCCGCCGCCTTTTTTCAGCAGCTTTTTAATGATCGCATAGGTTATCAGATCCATCAGCCGTCACCCCCGAATACCTTCCATTCCGTCCCGTCGAAGTAGTAGACCTCGCCGGTGTCCGATTCGACGAGCATCTGGTTCTTCTCGATGCCCTCCGTCGGCTTTTCCTCCGTGCTTTCGAGCATAAGATAACCGTCGTTGAAATAATACAAGCCGTCCATGAAGATCCTCCTTTCTAATCAAACGACCACGACGCAGCCACGGCATAGCCGCGCTTGTCCACGTTGATCTCATAATGCGAATATACGTCCACGCTGAAATCGTTCGGCATGATCACGTTGCTTGCCGGCATCGTCAGCGCCGTCGGCGTAGACCCGGAAGGGCTGTCAAAAATCAACGTAAACGCCGCGTTTGCCGCCCTCGCCGTCACGGTCAGGCTCGAAACCTCGCCGCAGACATATACGGTGTTGTCCTGTGCCTCCGCAATCGTGACGGTGCTGCCGCTCAGTGTAACCTCGGCGGGATCTCCCGACACGGTTTTGATTTCAAGCGTTCCGGTCATATATGCGTTGCCGCCTACCTGCGTCAGCGTCACGGTGTATCTGGTATCGCCGATAGTGGACTCCGCGCAAACGGCGTTGTTTGCGGAATCCACTTTTGTCGGACGCATCAGCAGGGATACGTTGGTGTCGATTTCCGCGCTCAGATACGTCTGCCACGGGCCGGAAAAAATCGCCGCCGCCGCAGCAAACGACATATTCAGCGTAAGTGTCGTTCCGGAAACGCTCAGAGGCACCACGTTCGCCCCGGCGGGCAAAATGGCCGCAACCTGATAATACGTTCCGTCATAAACGAAGACGGCGATATCGCCCGCGTTGATCGCTCCTGCCGCAATCGCCGCGCCGTTGTAGTAGATTGCCTTTGCCGTTTTGGAATTGATACTCAGCGTCGCGCCGGACGGTACCGAGTTCTCGAATTTCACGGTGACAAACCCGCCGGCGACCAGCTCATAATCGGTCAGCGCCGCCGTTTTGGCTGCCGTAGCCGCCGCAGTAGAGCAGGTTGTGAAGCCGCTGCCCTGTTTTGCGTTTGAAAGATCCGTTCCGACCAGCTCCAGAAGTTTGCTCACCGGGACGCGCCGGAAATCATTGCCGGTTTTGATATAAAAATCATCGGTGGAAGCCACCGATGATACCTGCGGGACGTTTGTAATTTTCAGATTTGCCATAGTCTGTTCCCTCCTACATTACCAGCGGGCTATCGTCGGTGTAGAGCAGTTGATCCCCGTTTTCATCGGTCAGATAATCAATACCTGTCACCGAAGACAGAACAGCACTGCACCGCTTTACGCCGTCAATCGTCCGAAGGAAAGCGGCGTACTCCGGCGTACCAGGCGCGACGTTCGCACCATAAACCCGGAAATAGAACGGGTCGTCGTTGTACTCGAACCATTCTTCCACGGATCCGCCGCCGAAATAGGCGTTGATCGCGTCCTGTACGGCCTGCGTCGTTCCAAGCCGTCGATGTGATACAAGTGCCTGCTTGATGCCATCGCGCTTTTCTGCAAGGCTCGCGTCTGGTCGCCACCAGAACACGTCCAGATCGTAGGCCAGCGCGTCAAGCACGTCCTCCGGCAGCTCGTCCATCCGGCACAAAACTTCCGCCATGGTCGCCGCTTGAAACGCCGCGTCCAACTCCGGCGCGATTATCTGCGCCAGAAGCCAGTAGTCCGGGGATTTTTTCAGCGCCGGCGGAAAGATCGAAAGAAGCGCTGCCGAATCAAAACTACGCATCGACGACACCGCCATTCGTTAGGATTCTGCCAGTGCAGTATGCGTATTCCGGCGTACTGCCGTCGCTTCCGTCCGACAGCGCCGCATAAACCGGGTACGTCATATCCACCCGTGCAATAACACCGGTGTCCATAATCATTTGCGAGAGTTTTGACGGATTGACGTCCCGGCCCAGTTTCGAGCCCTGCCAACGAACATACTCCGCAACGACGCCGGAGACGATGCTATCAATCTCCGCCGAGCTCTGCGGCGCGTCAGAGCGGATGTAATAGGTGATCTGGACGACGTAATTCACCGGGTCAGGATCCGCCACAGAAACGGAATCCGTCAGAGGCCGCACCGTGTCCGCGCTGCAAGCCGCCAGAATTTCCGCTTTGATCCCAGACGGGGCAAGCGTTGGGTTTTCTGCGTCGATCATGGCGTAGATCACGACCTCGCCGGCGTCCGGCGAAGCAACGCACACGTCAATCACGCGCTCATTTGCCTTGCGGGCAATGTATTCGTAGGCCCGCTTTGATCCGGCGGCGCTGAATCCTGAAAGCTGTTCCTTGAGATAGGCCCGGTAGGCTTCGTCGGTCATCTCGTCGCGGCCGCCCTGTGTCGTGGCGGTATTTGTGCAGGCGTCCGCACCGGTAAAGCCGCCGTAGAATCGGTTGATCTGTCCGGCGGCATATCCGTTACCGATGGTTCCGTTCTGCGTACACCGGACATAAATCCCCGATACGCTGGTCTGCCCTGCGGCGATTTTCGTCTGATAGGTGGTCTCAAAAACGACGTTTCCGCTCTCGTCGGAAACAAGCGTACCGGAAGGGATCGTGACGTCCGACACGGCGGCGGAATCCAAAGAAAACGTCATCAGCGTATATGCGGGAAGCGGCGGCAAACGCGGGAAATTACCGTACAGTTCGGCAAGCGCGTCCAGGTATTCGCCGGTCGCCTCGGAAAGCAGGTTTTGGTTCGCGGCAAAGTTGATTTTTTCGTAAATCTGCGCGATTGCAGACGCGACCCACCCGACGATCAGCCGCTCCGGGCTCGCCGGAAGCATGGTCTTGTTCGTAAGGCCCTCCCATTCCGAGATCATCCTGGATTCGATGCTCTCAAATGTTTCGTTGACAAAATCAATCATGTGATTTCCACCTCCACCACCGGATAAAGCTCGCCGTCCGGTCCGATTTCGCCGCGCACGGAAATGATATTCGCCGGGACGCTGAAATCTTGCAGCGCGTCGCGGAGCTCGTTTCGGAACACGCTGATCGCGGCCTGGACCGGCATCCCGACGTATTCCTTCGGCAGACCGAACCGGCGGAATCCGGGACAATCGCCCTGCCTGGTGCGGATTATCAGCGCAATGTCCTGCACGATCTCATCCGCGCCTTCCGCGCCAAGCACAGCCGGCGTGTCCGGTGTCACTGTGTAGATCATGGTGCTACTCCTTCAAATACTCCACCAGCTTGATCGAAACCACCGCCTCGGTCAAGTTCCCGTATATGTCGAACTTCTCCATTTTGATCGAATGGCTGGCGATCAGCCATTTATAACGGCCATAGCCGTGGTTGCCAATGGTCAACTGCATATGATATTGGTTGCGTTCTGCGTTCAGCAGAGCGGTGATCGCGTCCCAGGGATTCACGCCAAGGTTCGCGCTCAAAAGCATCTCAAAGGAAATCGTGTCAGCGTCGGACCCGGTTGCTTCCACCAGCGTCGTGTAGCCGATTCGGTTGTGTGCGGCGTAGGTCCCCGCCCCGCTCCATACCATATTGCGGATCGTCTGCACGGCGGCGTCTGAAACGTAGAACGGGATCGAACCGAGCGCACCGATGCGACGCGCCTTCTGTACACTGAAACCTTCATAGGTTTGCCAATCGTCGGACCATCTTGCGATATTTGTGCTCATTGTTTGACCACCCCCAGCACAATGCCGTCGCCGTCCTGCACGGGAATGAACTCGACCGCCACGATATCGCCAACGGACGGCGGCCATGCGCTTTCCAGCACATATACCGGCCCGGAAGAAATGCTGGTGTCCAGCCATATCACGGTCACGGTCTTTGCCGTGCTGTCCACGGTCTTGACTTTCCCGATTCGCATATCGTTACCTCTCTTACTCGTCGATCTTGCGAAGCTCCGCCTTTGTGACGTAGCCGCCGCTGCCGTCAACGGTATGATTCGCGCTGGACACCGCCCACAGGCCGGACCACAGCCCGAAATCATTCAGCAGGACTTTCACCCCGCCGACGATCCTTTGGTTCCCAGGCAGCGTAACGGAGCCTGTCACGGCGTATCTGTTATGCCGTTCCAACTGATAGGCCGCAAGCTGCCTTGCCTCCGCGTTGTTGGAACATTTTAGATTCAGTTCCAGGTGCAGGTTCTCGTCCCGCTCCGGGTCGAAGTCCTTGACGTATGCGGTCCCGGAATACTTTGTGCCCTTCGGCGTAATGTAAGTGACGGTGCAGTAGTCGTACTCTCTCTGCGCCTTTCCGACGCGGAAATCGTATGCTTTGAGATCCCGCTTGCTGATTTCCAGCGGGGTTCCGCCGGTCTTTGCCGTGCCGGAATACAGAATGATCGCCGTGTTTGTAAATTTCAGATTCACATTGAACTTCTTGCACAGCCGCGCAAGATACGCGGAATCCGATTCTTTGTTTTGGTCCGAAACATTGATCCAAGGATCAACTTCCAGCAAATTCATCAGTTGAAGGCCGGACTTCTGCGCAATATACTTTGCAATGTCGCCCAGCCGAATATTCGACCAGTGCTTTGAAACCGGAGATTGCCGCAGCGTCGCTCTGTATGGCGCGGAGCTGCCTTTGAGCGTGACGCAGTTCGGGGCGCCGGTCCCTGTGATCTCGTCAAGGAAGAACTCGCCGCAATCCAGCACCTCGTCCTTCCCTTCGCCGTTCCAGTTCCGCCGAATAATGAACGCCTGCATCCGAAAGTTGGATTGTCTGACGTCCTCCTGCTTCTTTGTCTCTGCCCGGACCTTTTTGTTCGTTTCGTAAGTGAATCGAATAGACGAACTGCCAGGAAGCGAAGCGGCATTGAGCGCCTGCAAAAGCCATTTCTCCGACCACAGTTCCGACCGGTCCTGCAATCTGATTTGCAGGTCGTCCGTTTCGCCGTCGGCGTTATCCGTGTAGGAAACGGAAAGCAGATATTTCCGCAAATCTGCGGTAATATCCACGCCGTCGAAAAAAAGGCATACAGCGGTGCGTCGAGCAGGACCGTACACGGGATTCATGCCCAGCGTATCAAGGTCCAGCTCGATCATTTTCCCGCCGTGGGCAAGTTGTACCTGTGCCACGGGATCACTCCTTCCACGGCGGCATACCGGGCGGCGCATACGCCGTTCGCTCCGGCATATTCAGTTCCACGCCGCCGTCGAAAACAAGAGTGTCAACGTGCGGCCAGTTCAGCCGGATCATGGCCTGCATATATCCTTCGTCCCCGTAGACCGCATGTGCAATGCTGTCCCAGGTGTCGCCCTGCCTTGTCGTGTAAGTTGCCATGGCATGTCCCCCTTAAACGTAGGACCGACGTACCGCGTCGCGTTCCGCCTCACGAAGAATAGCGGTCACTTTATCGGGCAGTTCCCGGTCATGTTCTTCCAGGATCGCCCGGATGTCCTGCGGGTCGCCGGTGCCGCTGATCTGATAGCTCGGCGCCAGCGTCACGTTGATAACCTGCTGTCCGACGCCGCTATTTTTCAGCATTTCCACCGACTTTGTGTGCGGAATGACGGTTTCGCCGCCCTGGAAATACATGAGCTCCGGGCCCTGCTCGCCGACCCAGCGCCAACCCTCCGGCGCATAGTCTGTGCCGCCGGCATGACCATAGCCGCTTGTACTCGTCGGATAGCCATTCGCCGCTGTGGGCGCCGCATAGCCTGTCATGCCGCCGTATTGCAAAGCGTCCTTTGCCGCCTGTGCAACTGCGGCGTAAGCGGTACGAACCCGACCTACCATGCCGTCGGCGGCGTCGATGTAGGCGTTCACCGTCTGAATCGCCGCCTGCCGCGCATCGTAGGTCAGTTTCATATCGCCGACAGCGCCCTTCGCGCTCTCGACCATGCTTTTCATCGTATTGTCGAAGCCCGTCTGCACGGTCGCAAGGTCTTCGGTGGTCGCGTCCTGTGCGTCACGCAAAGTTTGATACTCTGCAACGATAGATTCCAGGTCTTCGTTGCTAAGACTTGCAAGGCTGGCGATATAGTTTGCGCTTTCTTCTGACCCATCCGCAATAGACGCAACCATGCTGCTCAAACCGTCGATGTTCCGGCTGGTGAGGTCTGCAAGATTGTCCGAATATTCCGTCCAATATTGCGTTTGGGTTTCAAGAGCACTGATAATTTCTTCTGTGCCGGTCGTAACGACTTCGGGCGCCTCGTCCCAAAGCGCAAACTGTCCTTGTACGGATTTCATCGCTTCTTCGTAAGCGTCGTTGTACGCTGCCGCCAAACTTTCTATGCCGTCAAGCACCTCGTCCAGCGGCATAAGCATGGATTCCAGGCTGTCCGCGCCCTCCGCATTTCCATCAGAGAACGCGCCCATCTTCCCTTCCAGGTCTTCCATTTCGGAAGCGTACTGGTTTAAGGCGGCGCGTCCATCAGCAACAGCGGCGGTCAAATTCTCCTGCTCCACCATGGCGTCGCGTTCTTCGTCGGTCATGCCGCTGTAGAGCTGGTAAAGATCGTCCTGCAACTGGACGATCTGATTATCATAATCACGCTGCATCTGCATGAACAGTTCGGTGTCGCCGATGCTGTCCAAAGTCAGCGCGTTACGTTTCGCCTGCACATAAGCAAGCGCCTGTTCCTTTTGCTCGATCTCGCCGAGCATACCGGCGTTCTTTTCGCGGACAACATTCAGACGAGTTTCGGCGTCCTCCACTTCAAGGCGGAGTTTCGCCCATGCCTGCGCCTTTTCGGAATAGCTGTTGTAGTACGCCTGCATGACCGCCGCTTCTTTCCACGAATCGGCAAGGTCGCGCAGGGACGCAGCTCCGCCCTGCACAAGTCCGGTCTGCTCGTCAAGCTGGATGTTGATTCCGGGCATGAGGCTGTTGATTTCGGATAGAATCGCCCGGTATTCTTTCTGAGATACATTCGTCGCAGTGCCCGCTTCTTCCAGCGATTCAAGACGGCTGATGTACATTTCGGCGGTCATGGCGGCGGCCATTGCGTCGGCCTGCGCGTCCTCGACCTGCCTGTTCGCGTTTGCCACAGCGTCATCCATTGCACGGATCGCATCGGTGACGTTGTACAGCGCGTCATCGGAATGATCTGCGGTCAGCGCAAGCGTTCCCAACGCTGCGGCAAGTGCTGTCACGCCAAGCGCAATCCAACCGACAGGACCGGAGGTTGCGCCGACAATCAGGTTAAATGCGGAGACAGCGGCCTTCGCTGCGCCGAGCGCCGCGATTGCCGCAGTAAGTCCAACGGTCAGCGCCCCAAGCGCCCTGGCAACTTCGGGATATTTTTCAATGAAATCAGCAAAACCGCCCGCGGCATTGCCAAGCATTTCATAAAGACGCCCAAGCGCCGGATTGAACTGATCTCCGATTGCGATACGCAGGTTATTGACTTTGTTCTGCATCGTCACCATCTTCGCCTTCGTGGTGTCGTACATGATCGAAGCCTTTTCCATCAAGGCGGTGTTCTCTGTCCAACTCTGATTCGCCAGGGCGATGGTCCTGGTCAGCATATCACCGGAATTGGCAAGGCCGGTAAATACGCGGAGCTGTCGTGCGTTGGTGATGCCCAAATCGGACAGTACCGCCAGCGCGGTCTTTCCGTTCCGCTCCGTGTCGTTCAAGCCTTGGATAAAGGCGTTCAGCGCCCCGGCAGCGTCTTCGCCCCAGGCCCGCTTGAACTCCTGTGCCGTCATATTCGCGGTCTGCGCGTAGCCTTCCACGCCTTCGCCGGTTTCAATGGCCAACTGCATTTTTGTAATGAGCTGGCTCATTGCCGTGGCGCCGGTCTGCACACGCCCGCCAAGAGCGCCCACAGCGGCGCTGATGCCGAGAACGTCCTGTGCGGACATTCCGGCTACGGTTGCCGCGGCGGCCATGCCCTGCGACATCTCGACGATCCTGGACGCCGTGGTGGCGGTGGAATCGCCCAGCGCCGCAACGGTGGAGCCGAGCCGGTCAAAGTCCTTTGTCTGCGTGATATTGGAGAACTGCGCCAGCAGGGTCGCGGCTCTGTCCGAGGACAGGTCCGTGGTAGTCGCCAGTTTCGCCATGACTTCCGTGAAGTCTGCAACGTCTTCCTGCGCGATACCCAACTGGCCGGCGGTGGTGGCGATCTCCGTCAGCTCGGACGTAGTGATCGGCATAACAGCCGCCATCTGCAAGAACTGGTCGCCAATCGCGGCAATTTCTTCTTCCGAACCGCCGACGGTTCTGCGGACAGCAGCCATACCGACTTCAAATTCCATCGACGCGGAAGCACACGCCTTCAACTGATCCGCCAGTTCTTCGGCCAGTTTTACGATGCCCGCGCCGACAAGAACGCCTTCCATGTCGTTGATGGAATCCTTGAAGGAAGCGTCCATTTCCTCGGCGCCCTGCGAAGCGTTGTCGAAGCCTTTGCGAAGATCGCCCATCTCATTCGCAAGGCGCTGGGATTCGCCGGTCAGATCGTTGGTGTCAACACCCGCCTGCTGCAAAGCCGCCTCATACTGGCTTAATTTATCGGTCTGATTTTGCAAGGCGTCGGTGGTCTTTTCGATCTGATGCTGTTTGGACGCCAGTTTATTTTCAAGATCCGAGGAAAAGCCCCCGGTTTCGTTGATTTCCCTTTGAATGTTTGCGTATTGCTGTTGCAGCAGTTCCAGTTTGGCCTTGGTGTTTTCGACCGCCTGGGCCTGCCGCTGATACGCAGCGATGTCCTTTGCCGTGTTGGCAAGGGCGTTGTATTCCTCACGGAGCGACCCCATAGACGCTACCGCTTCGCGGAACGTCGATTGATAAGAGCTGCCCATTTGGGCGTTGATTTTGAAAAGTAGTTCATGCTCTTTCGCCATGCGATTCACCCCATTTTTTGCGGATAAGAGGCTGCCCCGTCATAGGGCAGCCTCCACTTTTTTTCTCGCCTCGGCGCACATTTCGTTGTGCGTCCGAAGAATTTCTACAAGCTCCCGTAAAGGAAGCGAAAGCCAATAAGGGATCGGCGTGGAATACTCCCGCGCCAAGCCCATGGCAATTTTCAGCGCCCAGCCCTCTGCAAGAGCCTGGGCAGGGAATCCGTTTTCGTCACAGAAACCGACGCAGGCGGGCGAGCACCTTGTTCACGTCGCCCACGGTCATCAGATCGAAAATATCCGCACCGATTTTTCTGCCGTCCGGCAGCTCGTCGGTGCAGGCCCTCGCGGCCATGGGCCGCATAAATTCTTCCGTGACACTCTGAACGAGGACGGAAATTCCCTTCCGGTTCAGTTCTCTCTGAACCTCTCGGCTGTCCTGTCCGGTCAGAGAATCGAAGTCGAAGTGAAGCACCGCGATCTCATTTCCATCATACTTCACCGGCCGGCGCAGTTTGATGGTGTACGGCGCAGCCGCAGCATCGGGGTTCACTTCGGCTTCGATAATCGCGGAAGCCTCGCTGCCCAGCTCGGCGGCGGCGGCAGCGAGCTCCGCATTTTCAGTTTTCTTATCCATGTTGTGCTCCTTTCAGATTTCCGAAATCAGATGACAGCGTTGATGTCGGCGCGGTAATCCACGCCGTACATGTAGCAGATACCGTTGAGCTGGTCGAACTCCAGAACGCGCTGGCCATTGAAGTAGCAAGCCCATCTGCGGACGGCGTACTGTGCGCTGCCGTCGTGGGTGGACGCCTGCGCCACGGAACCGGGATTCAGCGACTTCGGCATGACGCCGAACACATGCTTGATGCCCTCGACCTTGATCTGACCCAGGACGGGATCTTCGTACTGCTCCGCGTTCCGCAGGGTGATGGTGTGGACTTCGGGGGTAGTCAGCTTGTAGGCTTCCTCGCCGCACATGCGAAGGTCCAGGCCCAGGGTCATGGCGTCGAGCATACCACGGGCGATGACTTCCACGGTGCCCGCGATGCCGGCGCCCTGCATCTGCTGTGTCACCCACTGGAGTGTCGGCATGGCGACCTTGGACACGCCGAGCATTTTTTCGTTCTTGTCGTAGATGTTGAAATCCACGACCATTTGGGAGATGTTCTTATTCATGGTCGCACCTCCTTAAATTTCCAGCCCGATAAAGGCGTTCCGGGCATAGGAAGCGTCGTACTGGAGATAGTACACGGCTTCCATGAACGGAGCAATCGGGCAGATGTAGACGTGGATGTTCGCCTTGCCGGCCTTGAGGTCGTCGATGGGATTCTCATCGGCCAGGAACTCGGCGCGGGCACCATAGACAGCGCCGACGCCAACCAGGCCGTTGAGGCTCATGTTGATCTCGTCCACCAGGGAATCGACCAGCCGATAGGTCAGCGGCTCGTCCAGGTACTCCCACAGCTTGTCGGCGATCATGTTGTTGACGTAGGCGAAGATGCGGACAAAGTTGATATACTTGTCCTTCACGTCCTCTGCCGAAGCGTCGCCGGTGTAGTTGCCGAAACTGCGGAACACGCCCTTGTAGTTGATGGCGGTGACGATGCCGCCGGCCTCAAGGTCGTTGGCGTCGTCAATGGTCATCTCTACGGCGGTTCCGGCGGCGACGATCAGACCCTCCACAGGCGCAAGCACCTGGTTCGACGGGGACCGGGACGGGATGTTGCCCTGCTCGGCGTCGGTCATGGCGATACGGGCCGCCATGTGGGAAGAAAGGTACTGCTTCTTGTCGCCGACCTTGACCATGGGCCAGCAGACGATCAGATTCTTGTCGTTGAGGCCGTTGGTGGTGACGGCGGCGATGGCGTTTGCCACAGTGGAAGCGGAACTGGTGTCGATGTCCACGATGGCGATGGCGCGGAACATACCGTTGATGCCGGCGGCCTTCTGCGCCATGGCGGCGGCGACGGTGGCGTTCTGACTATAGCCGGGGGCAACGATCACGTCCGGGGTGCGTCCGATGTTGGTGGCGCACAGCTCGATGGATTCCAGACCGGTGACGACGGCGGCGGCGTTGATCGCGGAAGGATTGACCTTCTTGTACGCGATATTCAGCGCGGTTGCGGCGTAATACGAACCGGTGGAGAGCAGGACGATGTTGCAGGCGTCGTCGGTGTAGGTCACGATGTAGTCCGTGTCTTTGACCAGCGTGGCAGGGCTGCCGCCGGTGGTCTTGACAACAAGATCAGCGTTGTTGACCGCACCCACGTCAATGGCGGCGGCGTGGCTCACAACGTCGATGTCAGCGGCGGCCACAGTGGTCACGTTGCTGGCGGGGTCCAGCAGATTGACAACGATCATAGGCCGCTGACCGTAAAGGGAGAAGAAGACCTGGGCAAATTCGCACAGGCCGTATTTTTCGGTGTCGGCGGAATAACCGAACTTCTGCCGGAACTCCGAGAAGGACCGGATCAGAACGGGCGTACCAACCGCCGCAGGGTCCGAAGCCGCGTTGATCGGGCTGACGCCGATAACAAACGGAAGACCCGACACCTGGGCAGGAGCCACCGCAACGGTCGTCGGAAGCTCCACCCCGAATACACCATGTCTGGGCATATTGTTTCCTCCTTATCGCTTGTTCAGCGATTCATAAAAATGGTGCAGAGCCGTACCCGGCGTCCGCAGTTCTTGTCTTGCGCTCGGCAGGTCCGCGCCGTCCACGATCAGCGAAGCGGCGGCGTGGGTCAGTTTGTCCCCCAACTCCGCCCGCACTTCTGCGGCAGACTTGGGGAAAATCTGACTTTGCCGAATGACACCGCGAATGGCAGGTCCGAGATACATACACCATTGATTCGCGGGCTTGTTGATTTTTGCGGGCTTCTTGCCCTTCTTCGGTTCGCTCATATCAGCCGTTGCACATCCTCTCTTTCAACAGATTGCAGGTTGAAGGTCATTTCCATCCATCCGCAGGAATAAGGGCGCGTATTTTCGTGGTAGATTTCCCAATACACGCCGGCGGTGAAATCGAGAACATAGGTCGCCGCCTTCTGCTTCATGTCCGGGATCACAACCTTGCGTTCCAGGTCGATACGCAAAAAGTCGATCAGCTCTTGCAGGACCCGCGCACCTTCCTGCTCGTTGTCGTCGGGGTTGTATACGGCAATGACGAACCGGATTCCGATGGTGGTTTTCACCGGGGCCCCAGGCGTCTGCGCGTCTGTGCCGTTTGTCGGCTGCACGATAATGTACGGCGCCTTTTTCTCGGCCTCTCTGTACGACGGCAGACAGAACGGATGGACTTCCATTCCCTTATAGATGGGCTCTACAGGCTCGCCCTTGACGATGGGCGGAGGATCGGACGCCCGCTGGCGCTGCGCTTCGTACAGATGAAGCGGGGCCCCGTCCGGAGCCGTAAACCGCGTTTTCAGCCACGCGGCCACGTTTTCCACGCAGTTAAGGGTCGTCATTTCTTTACCTCCAACCGTTCAAGATGGCCTCGATCTCATGGTCAATGCGCTCGTCGAATTTTTGGGCGGCGTCCTGACTCAAATTGGCAAGGACTTCCTCGTTGCCGACCATCTGCGGAATAGAAAGACCCATCTTTTCCTTGATCTCGTCGCGCATGTTGGACGTCATGCCGCCTGTCCGTTCATAGATGCCGGTGTGCCCGGACCGAAACGTGGCAGTAAAGGAATCCGTCAGCGTTTGCGGGCTGGACCCTCTCAAAAGTTTGCCCCGTGCGGTGACGCCGGGATGCACCATGCGCCATTTCCGCTCGGATTGGTCCCCGATCAGCACCGGAACCAATTTGGATTGATTCGTCGGCGCCTTCGGGCTGGACCCTTCAAATCGCCACGTCGGGATCTTCGTGCCGACAATCCGCATGACGGCCTCCGCGCCGCCTTCTGTGGAGCGGTAGCGCAGGTTGATGTTCTGATCCGTCCGCAGATTCGCGGCGCTGATGGCATACCGTTCACGGACCCGGCTGGAAATCCGGGTGCGGGTGTGGGAAGCGGCTCGGCTTATGGCGCTGCGAAGGGCCTTTTCAAACCCTCCCGGCATCGCCGCAAGCATACGCTCTGCGCGTTCCACCGCTTCGCGGATGCTGGAATCAAGATAAACTTCAACCATTCATTCATCCCACACTTCCAGTTCCAGCCGGAGCATACCCATGTCGTCGATGGACTTCTTGACGTAGTACCGCTCATAGAAGCCGTCGTCCTTTTCCAGCTCAAACTTCTGATCCGTTTCCGGGAGGATTCCCCCGATGTCACATCTGCGAAGATGCACGATGTCCATTCGGACATAGAAGCCCTGGCTGTAGTCATGGATATACATGGAGCCGGTGCCGCGTTTGGGCTGGTCCATCCTTGTGCGCCGCACAACCTTGACGTTTTCATATACTGCGCCGTTGTAGCGCACGGTGTAGATGTCCGCGAACTCGTCCGTGTTGAGAAACACGCCGAGGTTATCCGCGGCCACCTGGTCCTTGAAACTCATTCCATCACCTTCGGATCGGGGGGCTTGGCTTCCGCTTCAATGGCCGCGATCACGGCGGCCTTGGACCGCATACCCTTCACGGAAATGCCCATGCCCTCGGCCAGCTCTTTCAGCTCGGCCATGGTCATGGATTCCAGCGCGGGTTCCTGCGGTTCGTCTAAGGCCGCTGCGCCCGCTATGGCGTCCTCTGCGGCGTTTTCGGCGTAGGCGGGGTCTGCGCCCTGCTCTGCACTGAAATTGTCAGCAGGGGCGCCCTGCGGGGCCGCGGCGGGGTATTCCGCCACTTTGGCGGCAACAAGGCAAGCCTCTGCGTCTTCATCCAGGACAACGAAGCCGTCTTTCGGGCTGATAAGCCGACCCTTGAAGCAGGTGAAGCCGGAAATCATCTGAATCATGGTGTGCTCCTTTCTCGATTACGCGATCAGGCGCCGAACACGTTCTTGGCGACCATCCACGGAGCCTTGCGGCGCGGGACGAACAGCGGCTTGGCGTAGACGCAGGTTTCGCGGGCGGGCGGGCGCTGGGTCACGATGGCCTCGGCGACACGCCGACCGGTGACAGTGTAGAACTCCTTGGTGATGGGGTCCATGAGGGTCACGCCGCCATACAGACCGCGGCCCACGTCGGGGGAAATGCCGATGACGGTGCCGGCGGGCAGGAAGTTGTGGGAAACACCGCTGTCGTCTTCGTAGATGCCGATGTGGTACAGGATGCGGATGTTCGCGCCGTCGATGGAGATGAAGCCCAGCTCCACCACGTCGTCGGTGAGAACTTCGGGGGCGAGGCGGCCCAGGTCGATCCGGCGGTTGTCCAGCATAGCCAGGAACCAGCCGTCGTCCAGCAGCCAGGTGGCGACGTCCTGGGAAAGCATGAACTCGGAGATGATAACGCCGCGCTGACGGGCGGCGCGGACCATCGCGCTCATGTCGGTGTACCAGTTGCCCTTGGTCCAGGTTTCGCCGGACTTGGTGGAGTGCGCCCAGTTGTTCGCAGGGGTGTACAGCGTGGGGTTGTTCACGCCGTCGTAGAACTTCACGCTGATGTCCTGGCCGATGTCCTTATCATCGGTCCTGTGGAACATGGTGGCGCCGTTGTCCAGGATGGTCTGAATGGCCAGCATTTCTTCGGAGCGGTCAATCATACGGTTGATCTCGGCCAGGTCCTCGACGATCATGCGGCGGGCACGGTCTGCAGGAGTGGCGCGGGACATGATGGATTCACCGAAGCCTCTGTGGATGAGGTTGTCGATGGTCAGCGGCAGGGAAACCGCAATGTTCATCGGCTCCAGGTCATACACGGAGAAACCGACGCGGGTCGCGGGGATCGCGCCGATGCGCGGCAGGACGAAGGGCGCAACCTTCTGATTCAGTTCGCGGAAATCGGCGAGGACGTGGGATGTGCCGAACACGTCCAGTTCTTCGTCGGTGGGGAAGTAGCGGTCACGGAACCAGGTATGCCGAATGGGAATGACCTCGATAGCCGCCTGGAGGAAATAAGTGTTAAAAGGATTCATGTTGTTGCCTCCTTTGCTTACACAACGTCGAAGAACCAGAAGCCGAGCTTCCGCATTTCTTCTTCATCGTCTGCGGTTAGGGTGCCGATGAGGGCGGCCCGGTTGAAGCAGCCGGAGCGATAGGCCACAGCGGCCACGTCGCCGTCATCGGTCACGGTGACGTCCTCCGCCAGAATGGCGGCGGGGGCCTCACCGGTGGAAAGGGTGTAGCTCACCTTGACGTTCTTGGTGCCCGCGGCGGGAGCGGCGGACAGGGTGACAACGCCGGTGTACGGGTTGTAGTCAGACACAACCGCGTCGGTGGTGCCGACCTTCACGCCATCAACCTTTTCGGGCTTGTCTGTCAGGGTGAAAGTGGTTGCGGTGCCGTCGCCGTTGAACTCGGCGACCTTGGCCTCGGAGCTGCCGGCGAAAGCAGAATATTTACCGTCAGCGCCACGGCCCAGCAGGGTACCGCGTTTCAGTTCCACGTCATCGGAGCTGGCAGCCAGCGCGGCGATCTCCACGCCGAACGCCTCGGCGGGGGGAGTAACGCGGGCAACAAGGCTGTCGGGCGTAAACACGCCCACCTGGGTCAGCAGATCAGTATTCATAACCTGGCCTCCTTACTGCTTCTTCTCGCCCTGCACAAAGGCAAGGGCGGCCTGCTTACCGGCGGCCTTCATGGCCTCCGGGCTGTTGGGATCGACGTCCACAACGTCGCCGGTGGCGGCGGGGACGGCATTGACCGCGCTATCCTTGTTGTCTTCGGTCAGCGCGGCCAGGAACGCATTGCCGCTCTTGGCCTGCGCCTGGGCGGCGCGGTAAGCCAGTTCGGCAGCGGAACAGGGATTCGCGTACTTCGCGTCAACAATCAGATCCGCAGCAAAGCATCCGGCGATCTCGTCAATCGCCTGGATGCGCTCGCGCTCTGCGGTCGTCGCGGCGTCCGTGATCTCCTGCACCAGTTCGGGGTGTTCTGCCCGAAGCTGTTCCAGTGTCATGGGATTTTCCTCCTTGTGATTGCCGGGATCAGCCGGCGATTTATTTGCTTCAACGGATGCCTGGTCAGCGGCATCCGGGTCAGCTTTGTTTTCGGTGGGCCCTTCGCCCTCCGGCACGGTGGGAATGAAGTCCGGGGCGAACATACCCGGCGCCAGGTGGATCGTGCGGCCACCGGCGAAAATGGTGGTGCCGTCGGCGGACGCGGCCAAATTCAAGGGCTCGGCATCCTCGATCAGTTCATCGGCAAAGCCACGCTCCACAGCCTCGCGGCCCGTCAGATAGGTGGTTTCGGACATCATGCCCAAAATCTCCTGCTGGGAAAGACCAGTCTTTCGCTCATAGGCGGCGGCCAGTGCCTCGTCGTAGGACGCCAAAGCGTCGTGGCTCTCGCGCATTTCGTCAGCGTTGTACCAACCCCACAGCAAAGTGGCAGCCCGGTGGATCATCACAAGACCCGTCGGGTTGATTTGCACGGTGTCGCAGGCCGCCATGATGACCGAAGCCGCGCTCATAGCAACGGCGTCCACGATGCAGGTCAGCGCCATGCCGTCCCTTGCCAGTTCGCGCAGGCGGTTGTGGATCATCATTCCAACCACGGCGTCGCCGCCGTAGGAGTTGATGCGGATGGTCAGACTTGTGCAGCCCTTGATTTCCTCAAGGTCTTTCAAAAACTCGTCGCCGATGATGAAGTTTCCTTCAATCGGTTTGCCTGTCCACCAATCCACGGGGCGTTTCTCCACGACGTCGCCGTACATGGTGATTTCCGCCGCGTTCCCTTCCCTGCTTGCCATGGCGTAGCAGGGTTTTCGGATGTCAATTAACTTCGGCATAATTTCGCCTCCTTATTCGTTGGCCGGAGCGGGTTCCGCCGCAAGTCCGGCGTCGATCAGCCGTTCCAGCTCTGCCTTGCGCTTGGTGATATTCTCGTCGTAGTCGCCTCCGCCAAGCTCCTGGGCGACCTGCTGCCCGGTCTTGATGGCGTTTGCCATCTGTTCGACCGCCGCCTTGGTGTCCTTCACGGGATCAAGGCTGACGGAAATAGGTCCGACCCACCGTGCCCCGCACCACGCGGCGCGGATCAGCGGGTCAGAGAAGAATCCCGGCGCATTGATTCGGCCCAGGGCCACCGCCTCGGCCAACCACAGTTCATACACCGGCTGGCAGAAGTCAGAAATAAACCAGCTCCGGCGCATCTTGAAAGCCTCCCAGGCTTCCATCAGTGCGCCACGGCTGGCGGAATAGCTTGAATTAAATTCTTTGCACAGCACGTCATAGGGGATTTCCAGCGACGCGCCGATCAGACGGCAAAAGACCTTCACGAAACTGTCAAAGCCAAGCGTCTGAATGCTCGGATTGCCGAAGTCCACTTTCTCGCCCTTTTTCAGGTGCAATACGGTACCGGGTGCCATGCGGTATTCGTCCGGCCCCTCTGGGGTCAGAACCCGCGTCAGCTCCGGCGGACCTTCGCTCCGAACCTCGTTCACCGGAATGTCGTTCCCGCCTTCCTCTGTAGTGACCCATGCTGTGAAGAAGGACCGCACCAAGGCCGCCATCAGCTCGGAATCAGTGCAGCGGCGCATTTGCAGAAGCGGCTCGATGACCCGCGCCAAAAAAGGAACGCCGCGGTATTGCTCCGGGCGCTCGGAATTGAAAATGTGCAGGATATTCGGCGTCCCCGTCTGCTCTCCGCGCACCGGGACGCGATACCACTCCGTCGGTTCCAATGACAGGAACAGGCCGTCGGGGTACCGGCTGCAAATGTGGTAGGCCACGATCTTGCCGTCCGCGTCCACCTCAACGCCGTCAAATACCCGATGCCCTGCGCCCGGAATCTTCTTCCCGTTCTCGTCGGTATCGTCCGGGATGATGGCCTCGGTTCCGTCCACGAGCCCGTTCAGAAACGCCGTCGGGGTGCTGATCCGGTCCGCTTCGATCAGATGAAGCCGCAAACTGTACGGATTCATCCGTGTCCGCTCTGCCCGTTTCATCAGCGTGAATACGTCGCCGGACATATCGGAGGACTTGAACGCCAGGGATTGCATCTCATAGAAAGTATTCAAACCCAGGGCGTCGCAGTTGTCCGGGCGGCTGGCCCAAAGCTCAAATTCCGCCTCGGTCCTCTGCTGCCACTTTCGGGCTTCTTCTTCGGAAATGCCCAGCACATCCAGGTCGATCGTCGCCTGCATTTTCAGACCGGACCCGATGACGTGGGTGCGGTTCGTGTCGATGGCCGCCGTCGCCAGCGGCGTGGACATATACAGAAGTCGGGATCTCCGGCGCAGCACAGACAGCGCAGGCAAAATATCCTCTGTCGGCGACGCAGACGCGGGCAGGAACGCACGGAGCGCCTTTCGCTCAAAACTGGCGCCTGCCTCGTTGTAGCCCATATTTTGCACAGCGCCAAGAGCATCCGCGCTGACGGTAATCGGTTCAGCCATAAGTCAACCTCCTATGCAAAAAAAGCCCTGCCGGCCTGGAAGGAGCACCGAACAGGCCGACAAGGCGGTGAAAAGCCCCGCCAAGGGCGATCACCCGATTTTATGTAGCTGCGGTTGAACTCCGCGAGGGGAAGCGGAGAAGCCGCCCCGCAGCGCTTCGGCTTGTTATCGAGAAAGAGGACAGCCGGGGCCGGGAATTGCACCCGTCCTAAAAAGAAGCAAAAAAGGAGATGTTGCATCGCCCCGACATATTGGAGCCGCCGGCGTGATTTGAACACGCGACCGGCCGATTACAAATCGGCTGCTCTACCGTCTAAGCTACGACGGCAAATATCAAAGGTCCAGCGGAACCACGCCAAAGGCGCGGCGGGCGCGAAGGCCGCCGTCGAGCTGGCCCTCCAGGTCGTCGATCTCAGCCTCAAGCGCCTTGATCTGCTCCATCAAATCCGGCAGATCGTAGCGGGTTAATTGCCGATCGTCGATCATATAGCTCTTGACGCCGCCGGAAGAAAGTTGCCGGTATGCGTCATAGAGAAGGTCAAGCGCCTCTTTGCGAAATGCAAGGCGCCGCTGAATTTCATATCTCGTTGCCATATCCATCCTCCTACCATGCGTCCGGCGTCAAGTCATTGTTTACCCGCCGCGTGGTCGTTGTCTGCCGCCTTATCTGCGGCTGTTCCTGCCTCGGTTGCTCCGGCGGGATCAGACCCCGCTTCTGTTTCAGTTTTCGGTCCAGCGCGTCGAAATCGCATGACAGCGATTCGATGGCGCACAGGTTATATACCCTTATGTCCAAGGGCTCATTTCGCTCATGTCCGGGCAGTTTCACCCATTCGTATGGATTCTTCGGTTTGCGCTCATTGTAGATTTCCCGCTCGGACAACAAGCCCCGAAAATACCTCGGCCCGTAATCGTCCCTGTCAGGGAAATGACAGTAGCCGCGTTTCCCCGATTCCTGCACTTTCAGGTTATCCATGACCTGGCGTTTGCCGGATGATACGCCGATCTGGTATTGCCAGCAGTAGCCCTTGACCTTCTCATCCGCGTCGATGATTCCCATTCGTTTGGGTGGAGAAAAGAACGGCGTGTCCTTGCCGGGCAGACCCTTGATGGCGTATATCTGTTTTGCAGACCGTTTCGCACACTGTTCGCGGACGGTCTGCGTATAATGTCCGCCCTCGTCCATAAACGCCACGGAAATGCGGACGCCCTGCCCGTCGGCGTAATGCCACGTCCTGTCCAGCACTTCGTCCAGCTTCGCCCAGGTTTCATCGGAATCGGGGCGACCCATGATGACGCCGTACTGGATGCCCCAGGTTTCCTTATTCTTCCCGTGGCCCAACACTTCGTATTCCAGGCGGTTGTCCTGCGTGTCGATCCCGCAGGTCAGCACCAGCGCCCCTTCCGGGACCTCCACGGGGTTGCCTTCGGAATCGAACCCGTAGTCCTCGCGGCGGGAAAGCAGGTTATCCTCGCTCTCCATATCCCCGCGGTTCTCCCACAGCTCGCCGAACTCGGTGTTGAACACCACCTGCAATTTCTCTGTGTTATCCCGCGCCTCAAGAAAATCAGTGATGATCTTATGCCACGACATCCAGGGAGAAACGAAAGCGTTCAGCCAAAAGGACCGGCAGCCGTTCTTGATGGCGTCCGGGTGTTCTGCCACCCATCGGGCGGGGGCGTGTTTCATTTCCCGCTCCGTGGAAATCGCGCCGCAGCCGGGGCAACAGTACCAAATATCCGTCACGTCCACGGTCTTTACGCCAGCGATCTCCCGCTCCTTGTATTCAAATCGGATGTCCTTGAACCGGATGTCGTGATACCCGCCGCAATGCGGACACTTGGAGCAGTACCGTTCCATGGTCCCCTGCCCGTAGGAACTTTCAATCGGGCTGTGGCTCTTTACCGTCGGGGTAGAGCACTCGATTGCCATGGAGTTGTAGAATGTGATCTGGCGTCGCCGTGCCAGCCCCCAGGGGTCGCCTTCACCGTCCGCCGATCTCGCCCAGCGGTCCCGCTCGTCGCCGAATAAGTATCTGACCGGTTTCGACGCCAAAGCATGTGCCGTTCTTGACGAGCACAGAGAAAGAATCCCGCCGGGAAAAGCCTTTTGGGTGACGGTGTTCTTCCCGTCCCTTCCCTTCGGCGCGGCGACCTTCCTTCTCAATCTCGGACAATCCCGGATCATCGGCGCGATTCTTCGCTCGGAGTAGTCCTCCACGTCGTCGTCCGTCGGGTGGACGAACAGAATAGAGCCGGGGTCCTCGTCGATGATATAACCGATGCAGTTGTTGATAAATTCGCTCTTTCCGACCTGCGACGCCGCCACGAAAACAATGTGGTCGATCTGCGGATCGGTGAAGCAATCCATGATCTCTTTGAGATATGGGGTTCGGTTTACTCTGAAAAGGCCGGCCTCGGCGCTGGATTCAGCCGACAGCCTGCGGTATTTCTCCGCCCATTGTGTAACCGTAATCCCGCTGGGCGGTTTTAATATCCTGAGCGATTTTTTAAGCGTCCGGTTCAACCTTTCGGCCCGCGCTCTCGCCTCCGCGTCATTCTTCGTCCTCATGCTCATGCTCCCATTTTTTCCGGTCGCGCACAAGGCGTTTATATCCATCGGGGTCATAGCGGAAATTTTGCAGCTCGTCCATGGCGGCGTTGACTTCTCTGCGAAGAATGGCGATGGCCTCCCGCACGTTGTCCGTTTCCGCCACTTCCTTGCCGCACCTGCCTGGCAAAGCGGACAGGGCGCCGCGCACGGCATATAAAAGCTGTTCGGTCATGGCCTGCACGTCCTCGGCGCGGTGCATGGTGCCTTCCAGCTCGTCGGCCTGCAACTTTGCGATCTTGGCCCTGGATTCTTTCCATTCCACGTCGGCCTTGCTGCGTTTCTTGGATTGCTCCCTTTCCGCCTCGGCCTCCTGTTTTCGGTCTTTTTCAAGATAAGCAATGTATCTCTGTACGCTGTCGCCAAGTAAAAACCATCCGCGTTTGGATGGCCGGATCACGTCATCCTGTGCAAGCTGCTGGACCCTTCGGGCGCTGATTCCTAAAATGCCAGCCAGCTCTGTGGTCTTGATTTCGGATTCTGAATTTATGCCCTGCCTGATCTCCTTCGCCATATCAGACAGCCCAAAAGCGGCCGCGCTCGTCCATACATTCCGGGAAGAAAATATCGCGGAAAGTATTCGGGGACAGATGCAGGGCCTTGGTGATCTTCACGATCTCCGTTCTGTCCGGTTCAAACTTCCCGCGCATAAGCGCCTGCACCTTTTTCCGGTGCCAGCCCAGCGCCTCGGCGACGGCGCGAACTCCATTCTGACGAATGATCTGCCGCAAAAGATAAGTATTCATAATCGTGCTCCTTTTTTGTCCGCTCAATCTTTACTCTGTCCGTATTTATCCCGCTGCATCGTCCCCTGCCAGCCGTCGAAAAGATTGCGGGTGACGGTGCATCGTTCACATTTCTTTTTGCACCCCTTGTTCCGAGCCGCGCAGATGCACACGGTCCGGCCCCTTACGATGTCGCAGAATACGGCGATTTCCTCCACTTCCTTCATCCGCTGCACCCCCGGCTGTGCAAATAAGAGCGGCCCGCCCAACATGGACGAGCCGCACGATTAATTTTTTCGTCAGTGTAAAGCATACATGGTTGTTTGCACCTTTGCAAACCTTTTGATTCCATTCGGTTCCTGTCGATTCCAACAAATTCCAGCCGGTTCCGCCGCGTTCCATGAAAAGTTTAATCGTCGCACCCGGCGTCCGCGCTGCCGAAGTAATCATAAACCTTCTGGCTCACGGATTTCGCCGTGTCATACCGACCTGTATAACTTGCCACGATCTTCCATGGAAAATTACGCACAAATCGAAAACGGAGGATCAATTGCAAATCCCGATCTGGAACACTTTGAATGAAATGCAGCACTTTTGCTTTGGATTCTTTGACCGCTTCTTCCAGCGGACGAATTGACTTCTTATACTCGTCAATTTCGTCCGCAAGATCAAGCATCTTGTCATTACTCCCGTTGGTGCGCGGCATCCCGCTCGGAAGCTGCGCGTTTGGATAAGCCTTGTCGTAAAGCCAGTTTAGCTTCGTTAAGGCCATATCCAGTTCCTCTTGAAGTTTTCGGTGCTGATCCAGTTCCGCAAACGTCATCTGTTAAATCCTCCATTCGCATTTGAACGGCCTCGGCCTTCGGGACTACGGATATTATACTCACATCGCCAAACCGTTCAAGATACATCGCCAGCGTTTCCTTGACCGCCTCGATGTAGCCCTCCGGGCAGGCCACGTCAATCGTGACGCGCAGCATGACTTTTCACCCGCTTCGGTTTCTGCGGCGCCTTTGTGGTTACGTTGTACAGCGCCCCAAAGCGACGGCGGTAGCACTTATCGCAGAATACTTTGTGATCCCGCCCGCCGGAAACGTAAAGCACGCACTTCCCTTCTGCCCGCAGTTTTTCGGCGCAGGGCCGGCATAAATCACGATACGCCATCCGGCCCTCCTTCCACCACCCATAGCTCTGCGCGAAACGTCAGACTATCATCCGCATTTTGGATTCTCCGAACAGGAATATGCAGGAATAAATCCGTGCACACTTTATGCCTTGCTTCATCGGCAACACACGCCATCATATTCTCCGGCATACCGTATGTGCCACGAAGACCACTTGCACCGACGCTGGATTCTGCAATGTACTTTTTCAGGTTCATCCGTTTTGTTGCAAACGTCTGCTCTTTCGGCATTTTGATGCAGTATTCCAGTGCGTCCAGCGCCGCCTTTCTCCTGTCCAATCCATCCTCGCGTTTTTTCAGCAGCCTGTCGGTGAACACATAGGCCGTGATCTCCGCCGCAGCGCCGACGGCAAGAATGATGCAGGCGATCAAAACAGGCGTCATATGAATTCCTCCTTTTCCGCTTCCCTCATGCAGTCGCCCAGGCGAGCGAACGCCGACACTGTTGCCTCGGCAGAAATCCCAACCGCAGCCATCGCTCTGGAAACTCTGTTGCAACCGATGATCGTTTCAACCATAAAGAACCTTCCGGCCTTGTGCCCCTTCCAGAGCTCCACATAGGAAAGCCTGTTGTAATAAATATACTCGTCAACAAACTGCTGTTCTCTGCGGTTGTAGTGATGACACTGAATAAACCGGATCCTCGCCTTCCGCTCCCGGCGGGATAGCTGTCCCCTGTTCATTCGGTTCCCTCCTGCGGCGGTATCGGCATCGGCATCCAATGCGTTACATTCGCCTGTGTGAATTTATGGCCGATTGCCTTCCATCTTCCGTCGGGCCGAAGCGTCGCCTGTTCCACTCGGACAGGCTCGCCGTTGTAACTGTGCCGCACGATCAGTACAATTTCGCCCACGGCGGGGAGCTGTTCGGCAGTTGGAATCCATTCATTATTTTTCAATTTGCGCGTCACCCCTTTCGACCATCTCTGCAAGTACGGCCTTTGCTTCTTCTCTGGAAAGGAAAATCGTTTCACCAAAGATTTTTTCTTTGTAATGGTCAATTTTGATAAGCCAACATTTTGTGTCCGCGTTATATCGGATTCTTTGCGCCCGCCCGTATTTAACGAAAGAACGCCCTTTAACACTCACGATGGCCCAAACTTGATCTCTTTCCTTGCATGGCTGAATCAAGAGCCGTCCATCCCGCTCCACGTCGATCCACTCCCCAAGTTTTTCGTGAAGCGGGCCGGTGCTGTCATGCAGAAGTTCGTGCAGTTCCTCCGGTGTCAGCCCTGTGTCCTCATAGGCCGCCAGCCGTTCCAGCGCCTCGTCCCATTTCAGATCGACCGGCTGGGACACGGTTCCGTAGGAATTGCGAATCGTAAATCGTTTCATGCCTTACCTCCGCACATCATGTAGTATTCGGTTGGCGTCCAGTTTGACACGGAAATTTGACCGTTCTTATCGCAGCGGAATGTCCCATCACTTATGAAAGAGCACTCGTCGCACACGCATGGATCGCACATGACAGGTTTTGACCTTTTCACTTCCATCGGGCTGCGCGGACATTCTCTCTTTCCGCGAAGATGATCCCACGGCACAGGCTGGTGCATGAAGTCGATACGCCGCGAAATGTAGTCGTCGTTCAGTTTCACCCGAAAGCAGGTTTCCGGGCAATGTTCATCACGGTCGAGGCAATGCGTCATATCATGGTTCATCCCGATGCACCCCTTCCCGGTCCAGCAGTTCCTTGATTCTTTGCAGTTTCCGCAGCGCGGCGGCCTGTGCCTCAACGTATTTGTCGATCAGGTCCGCCAGGTCGTTAATGGCGGCGGTAACGCGCTCAAACGCCTCTTTCACGTCCGCCGGCATATTCCGGTCCTCCGCTGTCGTCGGCGTTTCGACGGCCTTCTTCCCCTTGCGTGGCAGTTGCATAGGGCTGACGCCATGCGCCAGGAGCAGGGCCTTGATTTGTTCTTCTTCCATGCCGGACAGTTCGCACAGAGCGCGAAGCTGTTTCCCTTTGTTCGGAGCCTGTTTGTACATCGTAATCATTTTCCCAAGGGTCAGACCCGACGCCCCGACGAGAGTTTCCAGCGTGAAATTGGCGGGATCAAATTTGAAAATCTCTCCCATGTCTTTCTCCTTTCATCATGTCGGATTCAGCGGAGCACCGCAATGATCGCACAGGCCGGTTCTCTTGTCTGTCACAACGCCGCAGTATTCGCACCGCAGCATCCCATCCGGCAGAGCGCCGGCGGGACGGTTATAATCCCCGGCGCCGTTCATAACATCGGACAAACGCTGAAACACGGCAGACAGCTCCGCAACAGACATTCCAACTCGATAATCAGCCATCGACTTCCTCCTTAAAATGTTCGCAAAGTCCAGCGAATCCCGCTCGCATATTATGTTCTTCGGAACAATAGCCGCCATATGGTCCATGCGTATAATCCCAAAAAAACATCCGTGCAGTGATCACAGAATAGGCAGCACCGATCTGGTGCAATTACAGAAAAATAATCTGTGAGTTTGTATTCCCTGCTCATTGCGTGTCCTCCTTTCTCTGCCAACAGTTCATCAGCGGATCGTTGATGTCGCAATGACTACATGGTTTGCCGCCGAAGCTGGACGGTGGATTCCATCGGCAACTTTCGCATGGATCGGGCGGTTTCTTGTCGCGGAATTTGTGCCGCCTGTTTCCCTCGCACCATGCACACGATCCGTGATTTCGGCAAGTCGCATCAATCCGGCGAGAATCACGCCACTGTTTGCGCTTTTCCTTTCCATGAGAAATTGCTTTATCAAGACTCATGGCGTGTCCTCCTCCCACACTGGTCTTTCTCTCTTCCACCGATTCCAACGCCAAAGCAGAATCATCGGTGGTTCTTTTTCGAGCCATTTTGTAAACTCCGCGATATACTGCAAGCGCAGATTATAACGGCGTTTATGCTCTTGGCGTTCGCTCATCCGTCAGCACCTCCCCGTGGGCTGTCCGCACTTGTTACACTCCACCCACTTTTCGCCATCAAACATCTCATATCTAACCCGTTTCCCCTCAAGAAATGGGTACGGATGAAACGGAATTACAGTATGTCGCAGTTTCAAAGCCACACCCCCTTATACGGTTCGCAGTACAATCTGTCCGTCCATGTAACATACCCTGGCCCCATCGTCACGGCCTTTTTAGAATTACAAGTGTTATTCTCAGGGTTATAATAAAGGCACTCCGCGCATGGATTTCTTTTGAGCCATGCCATGAATCGTTTCAGCATCATCCGTCAGCACCTCCTCGTGTTCTTTCTGTCAGCCACCCTCTCTTTAAGAGCGGATACTGCGACATCGAGCGCGTCCAAAAACCGCCTGTCGGTTTTGCCCTCGTCCATCAAGGAATAGACGAAAAACTGAATGAAGGCTATGGCCTGTTCGTCACTCATCTGTCAGCACCTCCCTCTGCCCTCCTGTTCCATGCGGCGATAAACGCCGCTCTGAGTTCCTCCTCGGTCATGTCAACCTCGTTTGATTCGTCAAGTAGCTGAAAAAAGCAATCGGCACTGTGCCACGCAATCAAATTGCCTCTCGGCGTCAAGTTTACAGGTGTGCCGCAGAACGGGCAGTGTTTCAGTTCGCTCATCCGTCAGTACCTCCCTCGGGGTCTGCCGGGATGATGGTTGGCATCTTTGACGCAATTTGAGCCGCCGCACGAAACCCTGCAAGAAAACCAGCATCAAAGATAATACTTTGGTTTTTTGGTCGATACTTCTTCAATGCGTGTTCGCTTTTTTCTTTCTCCCACAGTGCATCCAGATCGCCCAACCGCCCATGCGGTGGGATTTCGATGGCCGTTCCCATACAGGTAAGCACATCGTCAACAACGGCATGAAATTTCCCGCTCGGCCAGATATGCACCGTCATGGGTACGCCCTTTTGCAGTTTCAATTCAGGCAGATAAACCCCTGCCATAATCGTGCTCCTTTCTTTTCGTTTGCGCGGGCCGGGATTTTCACTCGGCATGGACACCCACTCCCTTCTACCAAATCAACCCCTGTGCCGTCGGCTATTTCACCGTGGTTAGACACAGACGGAATCGAACCGTTAGGCTGTCCTATCTGGTGTTAGCGTCTACATATTCCGCCACCGCGCATAATTCAGTAGTCAACGAACATATTGAGCTGCGACGTGTGCCGCTCAAACCGTTCTTCTTCCTTCTCGAAATATTCCTTGTCGATCTCATACCCCACAAAGTCCAGCCCCGCGTCATAGGCGGCGATTCGGGACGAGCCGCTGCCTAAGTGCGTGTCCAGGATCTTGTCACCCGGTTTTGCGTAGTTTGAAAAGATCCATGCGTACAGAGCAACGGGCTTCTGCGTCGGGTGAAATCGCTGGCCGGTGTTGTCCTGCGGGACGTGTTCAAAAACCTTGGCATTGGAGTTGAAACTTGTCCACGCATATTCAGCCATCGCCATGGTGAATTTCTCGCTGATGGTCAGCTTACGCCACACAAGAAAACAGCGTGTAGGTGGAAGCGCGAAGTAGTTGCCGCCCCAAATAATTTGGTTTCGTGAGACACGGAAAAGTTCTTTGAAATATTCTTCTCCCGGCGCTGTGTCCCACGCGATGATTTTTTTCCGTACTTCATCGCCCACGTCCCGCCCATCCGGATTGCGGTATTTCTCGAATCGTGATCCCGGAGAGCCGAACCTGTTGTAGAATTCACCCCCCCAGAAATTTCCTGGGTGTGCTGGTGATACTTCGTGAACCAGCCCTTGCAGCCACCGCCTTCCGTGAACCCTCCGCCATACGGCGGATCAACCACGGCGAGATCAAAGGCGTTGTCCGGCATGTCCCGCATGGCCTCCATGCAATCCATGTTGTAGGCGATATTCACCGTCTCGCCCGTCCTTTCTTCCAGCGATACCAGGCCACCTTCATTCTCGCGTTCAGCCGTGCGATAAGCGCATCCTTTTCTTCCCACGCGCCAAACCGAAAGTAGTCTGCGACCTTCACGCCTTTCCCCCCTTCTTCCCGGCCTCCAGCGCAGCCTTATATCCCGCGTCGAACCCGGCGGCATAGATGTTGCGGATGTACTGCTCCATCTGCGTCTTGTCCAGATGCTTGATCTGCTTGTACATTTCGCGGGACAGGCCCGGAGTTGTGTTGTCAGCCATTTTCGCCCTCCATGAAGTCATCCGGGAAGTCAGGCACGTCCGGCGCTTCCTCCGGCTCATATTCTTCCAGCGGTTCCGTTTCCCGCTCGTTGCTGTCGGTGTCGGGATTCGACGGGACGTATGGGCAGTTCAGGAGGCCGCGCTCGATCACGTCCCGGTGGAACATCTGAACGTAGCACCGGTGAATGTTCTCAAACAGGTTCGTGAGCTTGTTCATCAGCGCCTTGCTGATGGTGAACCGTTCAGAGATGCGGTAGTTCAGATCGCCGTCCCGCACCGTGAACACCAGTTTTGCGTCCACGGAATTGTACGGGGTGTCCTCGTCCGCCGCTTCCAGCATGGAAATTTGGGAATCAAGGTCGTCGAGGGGGCTGATGGTCATGCTGATGGGGTAGGTGTCCAGGGAAAGACGGAATTGCAGGTCGTTGGCGTCGCACACGCCTTCCAGTTTCTTCTTGTAGGATTCAAGTTTGGCGGATTCGTTCATAATTATGCTCCTTTCAGAATTTCAAAAATGCCATCTGCTCCGGCGTTTCGTCCGGCAGACGATAGATATAAATTTCCACGCGGGGATTGTTCTTGTCGCAGAACACCCGCGTGCCGTCGTGCCCCGCCACGACGCGGATATTGTCGTCAGCCAAGATCCCGACATCCACCAGAATGTCGTCCATGGCCTCGTTCAAGTTGTTCTCGTCGATCTTTGCTTTGCCGTGGTTGTAGTCAATCTTGGTGTAGTAGCGGTAGCAGACGATCACGGGAAAGTCGATGGGCCTGCGCGGCCGGCGCTGGGTTCTAAGCTGCCACCCGGCAATCTCAGACCACTTATCATTTGCCCTACCCTGCCGAATCCACTGTTTCGCAGGTTTTCCGCAGGCGTGACAGCGTTTCCCGCCGCCTGCGATCATCTGTGAATTTTTCTTCGTCCTGGGATCTCCCTTGACGATGAATTTCATCACTTTCATGTAGCCGCCCCCTTTTTTCTGCGGCTCTGGTCGAACTGTTTCATCAGTTCGCGGTTGATCCGCAGTTCCCGGTCCTTGCGGGCCAGTTCCGCCGCCGCCTGCGTTTCCGCAAGGCACTGTGCCATATTGGCGTTGCGAAGCTGGATGGCATTTGCCTCTGCCATTGCGCGGTATCTATTGCACAATTTCCGCAGCGCCTTGTTTTTTCTGCGGTACATGGTCAGAAGCATCATGCAACCTACAAGCCACAGAAGCAGAAAGGTGATTACAGCCGCCGCAAAGCACAGAATCAATGCTACCAGGTCTTTATTGCTCATTTCGGACCTCCCACCCGTTTCGGATGCTGTTCCATCCTTCTCTGTGCCCTGCGGCCCCGGGCGATCCTGCCGTCCAGGTCTTTCCCGCGGAGTTTCCGCACAAGGATGCCGTTCGCAACCAGCAGGACGTTGATGACAAGCGCCAGCACGAATATCGTCAGTTGATATTTCAGAATGATGGTCATGTCTGCTCCTTCCCATAGCCCCGCAGCCGTTCCAGCGCTGCGGCCTTCTTTTCTTCGGTGATCGTGACCTCTCCAACCGCCGCCCGCAATTCCTCGATGGCGGAGCGCATGGCCTCTCCGGTCACAACCTGTGGTTCGGGAAGAGCCTTAGCCGGTGCCGGGTCAGGCAGCGCCTCCGTCATCGGTTTCGTCAAGGCGGCGAACGCCTGCCGGACTTCCAGCGGTGTCTTTTCCTCTGCGGCCTCCCGCGCCTGCATGGTGCGGTAGCCCCTTTGGAAATTCGACGCGACCACGCTGTTGACGATATCGCTCGGCATCAATCCCCATTCTCGGAGATTCGACGGGGAACCGACCACCTTCTGCACCAGCGGCGGAAGTTTCGCAAACTCCTCCGCGGCACCGTACCCACTGTTGCGGATCGCGGCCTGCACCTTCGCCCATGCCTCGCCTTCGGTCAACTCGCCCGGATGAGTCAGCGTCCGAATCTGCTCTTTGATCTTCCCGATGTTCGGAGCGAAGCGTTCCGTGCTGTTGGACATGTACGCCATCACAGCGGCGGACACCATCTCAAACGATTCGGTCTGAAATGCCGAAGCCCACAGGTTGACCTTCATACGGTAGGCGTCGTCGGAAAGATCCTTGAACGTGTCAGGGTAATTGGTATTGAGAATAGCAAGGATTCTGTTTGCCTCTTTCTTAGTCATCAAATACCCCCTCCGCTTCCATTCGCCGCGCCCGATCTACGGACGATTCACGGCCACCGTTAGATTTCTTCGGTTTATTTTCAGATGTCCACTTTGCCAGCAGTTTCATGTACTGTTTGCGGAAGGTGTCGCCGGACAGGATGTTGGCCTGCCAGAATGGATCATCCTGCGAAAACGCAAGGACGTATTTTATCTCGTCCCATGAATGACCATCAATTCGGTTGCATTTGTCAAAAGCATCCGCCCAGCGTTGCAAAGTCTTTTCTGTCGGCTCTTTTGCGCTCGGCAAACGCGATGAAATGCGTTTGCCAAGAAAAAGCGCACATAGATAAGATTTATCAGTAGAAGTAAAGACTTTAGTTTTTTTCTTAGGTTGGTTATTGATAGATTTATCTTCCTTACCTACCCTTACCTTACCTAACCTAACCTCAGGTTCCATTTGTGCTCCATCTTGGTTCCAATCTGGTTCCATATTGGTTCCATTTGTGTTCCATTCCGGTTCCGGCTCCGGAAGGGCGAGGATTTCAGACCGTTCCGTATAGGCGTTGTTGCCCTTAATTTCCAGCATGGCCATCTCGTCCTTGTATTCCGTCGGGTGGTATCTGTCCTTTTTGATGGCGTTGTGCATCCGCCAGTGTTTGATGACGATAACCCCGGATTCAAAGCCAAGGATGAACCGTTTCGCAAACAGCAGTTTCAGGTCATCTTCCGCCGCGCCGATGTAGCGGGTGATCTTCTTCGGGTTGTTCACAAAGCCGTCGTCGTCCGCCCGCATGGCAAGGTGAAAGTAAAGCACCTGGGACGAAAGCGGCATGTCCAGGAAAGCGTCGCTGTCCACGATCTTCTGCGTGAACATTCTCCGTTCAGCCATCGTCTGTCCTCCTTACCAGGAAAATGCGGTAATTTCTCTGCTCCACATAGCAGTTGGCCTTGAAAAACGGCCTGCTGGCGATACAGTTGCGAAGCGACGTCCGCACGGTGCTGTTCATCTCGTTCTCATGCACGGTGATTTCCCGCTCCTGTTCGCCACTGTAAATGAAGTCGCGCACCTGTTCGATGCGGCTGATGCGGACGGCCTTGCTGTTCTTTTCCATAATCAGAACGGCAGGCGGCCGTCGTCCTCGTCGAGCTCGTCCATTTCGGACATGGCCGGCGGAGCCGTCGGGAACGATTGCTGGGCGGACGTGTAACCGGTGGAAGTAGGCGGGGCCCCGGTGTAGCTGTAGCCCTGCGGCGCGGCATTGGTATTGCCGTCACCGTCGCGCTTGCTGTCGCCGAAGTAGACATTTTCCGCCACGATCTCGGCGCTTCTTCTCTTGTTTCCGTCCTTGTCTGTCCAGGGGCGGATTTGCAGCCGCCCGCTCACCACAGCCATGCGGCCCTTGGCGAAATACTTCTGCACAAACTCGGCTGTGCCGCGCCATGCGACACAATCAATGAAGTCCGTTTCCCGCTCCCCGTTCTCCGGTTTATAGTCCCGGTCACAGGCGATGGAAAACGACGTCACGGCGATGCCGTTCTGCGTCCGGCGCAGTTCAGGATCGCGGGTCAATCTTCCCATGATGGTGATATTGTTGAGCATTTATCTTGTGCTCCTTTCTGCCTGCTCCCATAGGGAACGCAGGCGTTCCAGTTGTTCGGGTGTATCGGTTTCCAGCCCAAGCTGTTGGGCCTCATATACCGCACCGTCGATCAGACGGGCCATTTCCGCGCTGTCCATCATATGCGTCTGTTTGAACAGCAGATAGCACTTGATGGCCTTCCCGTTCTCGGTGCGGTCCTCATAAAACTTCGTGTAGGGGTAAACGGTTGCGGGATCTGTGGCCGCCGGCAACTTCATGCCGGTCAGCATCCCTTCGTCGTCGCGGACAAAGGTGCCGTATTCGCAGACCAGATTCGTCTTGACTTCTTCGATGCCAAGCCCCATCCGCTCCGCGATCTTCCCGCAGAGCAGATGAAAGTAGGCGTTGGCGTTCTTGCTTCGCTTGACGCGGTGCGGTTTAATGTCGATGTCCAGCCTGTCCTTGTCCTTGAGTTTGTCGAACATGGCGCGAAAATCGCCGTTCAGCTCCAGCGTCACACGCTGTTTCCCGTTCAGCCCACGGGACATATCCAGCAGCCGCCCGGTCATTTCGCCTTCCAGTTCTGACGGTAGGTGTCCATCAGACCGTTGTTTTCCAGGTATGCAAGGAAGGGCCGGATGATCTGCTCCGCCGTGGGACATTCGTCCGGGTGATAGATTTCCGTGTACAGATCCTCGCCGTCGCTGACGAGGTACTGGAACTCATATGCCTCCGGCACGGCGTAAAAATAGAACGGGTGCTGCGGACTTTCCCTGTAGGAACCGGCCAGCTCCAAAGAGCGGAACGCCTTGTTCTTGAATTTCACGTCGTAGATGACGCCGGCCTTGAGGCCGTCCAGAACGCCGTAGATCAGGTATTCCGTCCCGTCGATCACGATAGGGCGGGACGCCCGAACCTGGAGCTGCGCCCCGGCCAGCCGGTCAGCGATGGCCTTTGCGCCGAGGTACCATCTGTGGAACGGCGCCTGCGGTGCGTTACCGGTGACGATACTGTACACAAGATTTTCAAAGTCGATGCCGTTCTGCATCGCCTCGGTGGGTGGCGACTTGATCCGCAGGAGCGCCTGGGTGAAATCGTCATGGGCCTCGTCCTCGCCGCCCTCATAGCAATCGAACATGTAGGCGTAAGCCGATAGGAGCGATTGCGTCAGAAGATACCGGTCCATATCATTCCTCCGGTTCAGTGGGTTTCGTGGTATATGCCTTGGCCTTGCGGTCGAACACAAGGCCCAGCTCCTTGACCTTCGCCTTCCACATGGCGCTGATCTCCCGCTCGGAAGTCAGCGCGTGTTCGATGCCCTTGATCTCGGTCATGGCGGCGTTGGCGCTCTCCGCGTCGATCACGCCGGACAGGATTTCGTCGGCCTTCGCCATGGCGTCCGCATACTGATTCTTCGCGGCGTTGTAGCCTTCCGCCTCGGCGGCGATATTGCCCTTGGCGAACTCAAACAGTTCGGTGATAAAAGTGTTCTTCATGCCGGGAGCCAGGGCCGGGACAGGGATTCTTCCGCTGACGCCGTGGCAGCCCTTGGCAAAGTATTCCTGCTCCGGGGTGAAGCAGATGACCCGCTGATCGCCGATCATTTGCAGGAAGCCGCCGAAGTCACAGGGCGTCCAAACGGTGTTGCGGACGGAGCCTTCGCAGACAAGGCGCTGGATGGGATTGCCGTCCTTGTCCTTTTCCTCGTTGGCGTGGAAGATGTAGATGACATTCTTGCCCAACACGGTCTTGATGTACTCGGTGAAGGACGCCCACTCGGCTTTGACAAAGCCGAAGCCCTTGAGGCTGTTGAACTCGCCGGATTTGGTTTTTGCGCCTTTCTCGTTCATGGCCCAATCTTTGAGCAGGGAAACGAGGCTGCCGCCGGTGTCGATGATGATGGTCTTGTAGTTCTTCATTTCCGGGGATTCCAGGTCTGCCAGCACTTCCTTATAGGAACTGCAAACGCTGGTGTCCTTGCGGTGCTCCGCCCGGACGCGGGACACGCCGCGGTCAAAGTCCAGCAGAATGGGATCGGGTGCAGACAGGGCCAGGGTGGTCTTACCCACGCCGGGGCTGCCGTAGATAATCATGGAAAAGGTCTTGTCGGAAAAATTCATGTTTTCGGGTTTGACAATCATAGGTGTGCTCCTTTCGGTATGTTGTGTTAAATTTGAAAGCCATCTTGGTACTTGGGCGCCAGGGGCCGGTATGTTGCCGGAGCCTTCTTCCCACATTCCGGACACTCCATGTCCGGAATCACGGTGTTGTGAAAATATGAATCATCGTAGCCGGAGCGGACCACGGTATATCCGCAATGTTCGCAGATGAACCGCGCCGTGAAATCCCGGCGGTGCTGACACAGGATTTCGTCAATCTTCATATTCGTCCTCCCAAAGATATTCCGCGTCCTCGATCCGGGGCCGTTCCAGCTTGCACCTGGGCGGCCTCTTTCTTTTTGCGGTACTTCTCCTTGTTCCGGGCGCGGATCTTGTCTTTGTTGGCCTCACGGTATGCCTTCTGTTGTGCAAGGATCTGGTCGCGTTTGGTCCTGTACCATTCGGCGTGTTTCTTGCGATAATAGTCCCGGTTCGCCATGTAGTGCGCGTGTGCCGCGGCTCTGGATTCTTCCCGATGTGCCTCCCGGTATCTTCTTCCCCGACGCAGCTCCTTCTCGTGAAAGCACCATGCGGCCTGGATCTCCGCGTCCCGACGTTCCGCCGCCTCGATTTCGGCGGTCGTTTCCTCGTCGTTGATACAGTCCGGGAACAGGCAGTTGAAACAATCTCTGGTACAGATCATTCTTCGACTTTCAGCGCACAAAGCGCGATAAACTCACTGTTTTTGTATGTGCCTGTTGATCCGCTGGGCGGGATGCCGAGAATGGAAATCACATCATCCCACGGCACAATATCGCCGAGCATCAAAATGGCGTGACGAATGGCTCTGTCCACGCATTTGCTGGTGGTACCGTACTTCGCGGCGACGGCGGGGTAGAGCTCCTTTGTGATGGAGATTTGCCCCGCGGCCTCAGCGTAAAGCGCAACGGCGTCGCATATGTAGCGAAAGCCGTTCCGGTTCGGCATGATACCGAGGGCCAGCAGAAGTTGTTCGGTTTTCTTTTTCATGTTTGTTGTTTTGCTCCTTTCTCTTTATGGGAACTCCCTCGGCAGTTTTGCACCGCAGACGGGGCAGAACTTGATCTGCATGGTTTCGAGGTGGTAGGAATCAAGGGAATCGGAAAAGGCGCGAAGAAGATTCCCGGTGATGTCCACACGAATGGCCTCGTCCTCCGACAATTCCACGGTGAGCAGGTCCCATCCGGGCAGCCCGCAGTACGGGCACGATTCGCAAACCGCCATGCTCACCGCCTCCGTTTCCGCCGGTCGTGCGCGTAAAGTACGGCCTCCTGGATCAGTACGCCGATGATAAGCGCAGCGCCGCCCATGACGATTGCGGCAAACATTTCTTTCAGTGGCATGTTGCTTCTCCTTTCTCTCGCGCCTCACGGCGCATCCTTTCGATTTCCTGTGCGATCATCTCCCGGCCCTCCGGCGTCTGCATGAGCCGCGCCCGCATCTCAAACGCGGCGCTTGCCATATTCATAACCGCGCTCGGATTAAGGCCGTCCAAAAGGGCCATTTCCATTCATCTCCTTTCTCAATACGTCTGTCGCCACCCAAGCCGCTGGCACTCCTTGACGATATGCGCCACGGCATTGGTGTGGGTCATGCCGATCTTAATGGTTTCTCCGTCCAGCGTGACGGTGTATGTCCCGCCGTCACGGTAGATTTCAAACAGATGCCGCGTCTTTCCGTCGGTGGCGGTCAGACGCCCGATCTTTTCCATAATCCACTCCTTTCCTGTAGGTCACGGCCTCCCGGCTCCAGCCGGGATAGCAACGAGAAATATAGGCAACGATCTGCGCCTGTTTCTCCTTGGCGGTTTTCCCTTCGTCGGCCTCGCGGTGACATTCCGGGCAGAGCGTGACGACGTTTTCCTCCACGCCCATCCCGCCCTGGGATCTGCGGACAACGTGAGCGCAGGCCCAGGACATCGGGGCATAACGGTGACAAATGACACACTGTTTCCCGTCCCGCTCCCACACGATCCGTTTCACCTTCGGCGAAATAGCCGTACACTTGGTTTCCTTTCTCATATCGCCATCGCCTGCATCAGAGAAGCCATGTCCACATAGGTGATCTGGCACCACTCCGGCAGATTGGCCCGGACCACCGCCGTCGCCATTTGCGGGCAGACCGCGTTTCCGCAGCGTGCGACCTGTTGATTTTTGCGATACGGTTTGCCGGTATAGTCCCGGTCGATGATGTAGTCCGGCGGGAAGCCCATGGCGGCGTACAGCTCCCGGGGTGTCAGCATCCGCATGGTAATGTCCCGGATGTAGTGCCAGGAACCGCACAGCCAGATCAGCAGGATTTCGTCGTCTGCGAGACTGTACCCGCAATATTGGTTCAACAGGGCGCGAACCTCCGGCCAGTAGCCCAGCTCCGCGCCGGGTTCATAGCGGACGGTTCTGACCGCGCAGGCGGCAAATTCACCCATGGACGCGGTGATGGTTTGCAGGGGATCATTCGGCGTCTGCCCGAGATTCGTCCCCTTGAACTTTACAACGTGGGCTGCGCATAATCTCTGACCGCCGGATGAGGTAATAGTGTTGAGCGGCGCCTCCGGTGAGTTGCCTTTGCCGTGATACCCTCCGGCGTGGTATGGCTGTAAAAACGCCTCCGTCAGACATTCTCGGTCGTGGCTCGTCACGGTGCGCATGGGCTGTCTGATGTCGATGGGTTGCCCGTTGCCGTAGTATTCGGCAAGCTGGGCCGTCACCAGCGCGTGACGGTTGGACCCGTCGATTGTAAACAACGGCTCCGTAGGGGACGCCGCCCTCGGCGTCCCGCCGTTCCCCTTTTCCGCGTGGTACTGCACCAGATTTGCCGCGACCAGACAGGCTTCTTGTTTTGATACTGTTGTTGGTGATGGATCGCGCAAATCTCGGATGCGGTCGCCGCCTCCTGTCTGACCGATGGACATAAGATTCACCGCCGCAAGGATCTGGTTTCCTGCGGACGTGACGGTGTACACGGGCTGATCCACAGCATGACCGACGCTGTTGCAAGTGTTCGGCATGGTGATAGGCGCGAGGATCGGAGAGACGACGACCTTGGTGCATTTCTGCGTGACCGTATCGATTGGCTGTGTCACATCGGCGATATGTCCGTCCCCGGCGTGGTTGCAATCTGCGGTGAATGGCCGAAGCACGGGCTGCGCCAGGTTTTGCTTGCAGGTGGAAACCACCGTCGGAACAGGCGCGTTGATGTCATGCACTCTCGGTGCCTGCCCCTTGCGTTCTCCGTAGCCTGTGGGAACAATGAATGACTGTCCATCCTTGTCCCGCGCAATCGTCGGATCGCGGATGATTTCGCCGTTCCGCGCAAAGTCGCCCAGGAGCACAAACGGCCTCTCACTCTGGATCGTGAACTTGTCCACCCCGCGGATGATCCTGCGCAGGGTATTGTCCGCCAGGGGCCGCACGGCGTTGACACCGTATTTCTCCTTGATCTCCTTCCGGGTGGCGAAGATGGAGTACATAGGCACGGACCAGTCGATGATCTCCGCCGCAGAACGCCACGGCAGCAGTTTCCCGGATTCGACCTCCGGGCTGCCGATGGGCGCGTGGGTGCGCTCCGGCCAGCGGATCGGCTGTCCGTCGCACCGGGCGATCAGCACGAACCGTTTCCGCGTCGTCGGCGCGCCGTAGTCCGCCGCCACCAGCTCCCGGTATTCCACGTCGTAGCCACAGCCTTCGAGCTGCCGGAGCCACTTTTGGAAGGTAGTGCCCGCTTTTTTCTTCACGGGCTTGCCCTTGCGCACCGGCCCCCAGGTGGTGAACTCCTCCACGTTCTCCAGAATAATGACCCTGGGCCGGACGGTCCCCGCCCAGCGGAGCACGATCCACGCAAGGCCCCGGATGTTCCGGTCCACCAGCGCGGAGCCCTTGGCCTTGGAGAAGTGCTTGCAATCCGGGCTGAACCAGGCCAGACCCACCGGACGGCCCGCGCAGACCTCCTCCGGGTCCACGTCCCACACGGACGCCTGCAAGTGCTCGGTGTATGGATGGTTGGTCCTGTGCATCAATATCGCCGCCGGGTCGTGATTGATGGCAATGGTCACGGGCCTGCCCGTAGCAAGCTCGATCCCGGTAGACGCCCCGCCGCCCCCGGCAAAGTTATCCACGATGATTTCGTCCAAAATGCTGATTTGTGCCGGCATATCATTTCTCCCTTTCTGCTTTCTCTCCCGCCCCCATCAGCCGCCACGCGGCCCTGTGAGCGGTTTTTATTTTGCCTGTGCGTTTACTCTCCCAGCGTCCTGTCCGCAGAGCGAGAGCAGACGGCGGGGCTGGTGTCCGATGATCGTATACGTTCTATCGGTCATCGTCCTTAAAAAAAATTTCATCGAGCGTCAGGCCAAGCGGGGCCGCCAGTTTACGCAGCGTGTCCATTTTGGTATTGGAAACGTCACCGCGTTCAAGCCCGATGATCGTTGCGCGGGAAACGCCGCTTACCCGGGAAAGTTCCTTTTGGCTCATGCCCTTTGCAAGCCGCGCCTCCTTGATTTTCTGAAACATTATTTCACCACCTTTCCGTCGCGTCGTGCCCGACGTATGTGTCAGATATACTGTACACAGTTTACCACAAACTGCCCAAATGTCAAGCGCATCGGACACGGTAAATGTAACAAATTTACCTACCCAAATTTGTTGACTTTGACAGTCGCAGCGTGTATAATGCACTTGACACCCCCCGAATAGACAAATAGAAAAAACGGAGGAATCGAAATGACCTTACAGGAATATATCTTAAACTTTCGGAAGGAACATAATTTGTCGCAACGACAGTTTTCCAGCATTGCAAATTTATCGAACAGTTATCTTGCGATCATCGAAAATAACTACAACCCGAAAACCGGGCGGGCGCCGATCATATCTCTGCTGACGATTAAGAAACTGGCGGCTGCCATGGGCCTTTCCCTTCAAGAGCTGACGGATATTATTGATAACCAAGAGATCGCAGACTATGACGAAGCTGTGCTGTCCGAAGATGAACGGCATCTTATTCAATACTATCGGGACATGACTTTGAGTCAAAAGAACCTATTGCTGTCCGTAGCAAGCGCAATCGTGAAGTGATAAAAAAGAAAAAGCACCGCCGGAAGGCGGAGCGGAAAGGGGATCTATAATATGGCAGAGAAAAGCATGGCCGTCCTGTACTGCCGTTATAGTTCCCACAACCAGCGCGACGTGAGTATCGACCAGCAGATCAAAGCGTGTGAATCCTACGCGGAGCGGGAGGGCATCGGAATCGTCCGAGTCTACGCCGACCGGGCCATGACCGGCACCAACGACCGCCGCCCGCAGTTTCAGCGAATGATATCCGAAGCAACGGCCCTCGGCATACAGTACATCATCGTCTATTCCCTGGACCGGTTCGCCCGAGACCGATACGATTCAGCGGTGTACAAGCGGCAGCTCAAACAACAGGGCATCCGCGTCCTATCCGCCACAGAGAACATCAGCGACGATCCATCCGGCGTCCTGCTGGAATCCATGCTGGAAGGCCTCGCGGAATACTATTCCGTGGAGCTGTCCCGAAAGATCCGCCGCGGCCTCACCGACAACGCCGCCCAGGGTCTTGTGAATGGCCCGCAGCCCTACGGTTACAGATCCGTCAACGGTAAAATCGAAATCGACCAGGAGCAGGCAGAGATTGTCCGTGAAGTATATCGCCGCACCCTTGCAGGGGACACCCGCCTTGACATCATAGCTGACCTGAACGCTCGGCATATCAAAACGCGGCTTGGAAGGACATGGAAGCGAACCAGCCTGGAACCGATGCTGAAAAACGAGCGGTACGCCGGGGTCTACATCTACGGCAGCACCCGCGTCGAGGGCGCCATGCCGCAGATCATCGACCGGGAAACCTTCGACGCGGTGCAGGCCATCCTTGCCAAGCAGTCCAACCCCAACGCCCCCAAACGGAGAAAGACCGACGGCGGCGTGTATCTGCTCACCGGCAGAGTGTTTTGCGGACATTGCGGCAGCCCAATGGTGGGTCTGTCCGGGAAATCCCGCGACGGCACCCTGCACCACTACTACGTCTGCAAAGGCCACCGCTACGCCAAGACCTGCGACAAGAAAGCCATCCGCCGCGACATACTGGAGCGGGACGTCGCCATGGCTATCCGGCAGAACATCTTGACCGATGATATGATCGAAGCCATAGCCGACCTCGCCATAGCGCAGCAGAAGCAAGCGGCGCAGAGCCCCGTCCTTGCGACCTTGAAGAAAGAACGTGCAGACACGCAGAAGGCCATCGACAACCTCATGTGCGCCATCGAGCAGGGCATCATTACGCCCACGACCAAAGCGCGGCTGGAAGAACATGAAGCGACCGCGCAGCGCCTTGACGCGGAGATCGCCGCAGAGCGGTACGCGCACCGGATCAACGACACCACCCGCGACGAGCTGATCGCCACGCTACGCCTGTTCCAGCGCGGCGACATCGAGGACGAAGACTACCGCGCCACGCTCATTGATACCTTCGTCCGCGCCGTCTACGTCTACGACGACAAATACAAAATCATCTTCCACCTGGGCAACGGCAAGGAAGAATCTGTCACGCTCCCCGCGGACCAATCCGACCCAACCGCCGAACCGACAGACGACCCAAAGTCCACCGCCGGTTCGCCCATCCAAAATGTTCGTACAACCGAAACCACACTCCACCAAAATGGCCTTATACAAACCAAGGCCCAAATATTTGCCGTTGGCACATACACATTTTTGTTGATTTGTCAAAGGGCATAAAAAAGACACGACAGATTCCGGTCTGCCGTGTCTTTTTTTGTTTATTTTGACGGGACTTCGTAGCGAACAGCCCCAAAAAAGGGGGTCAGAGAGTACCCTTTTTTTGGGCTCGCCGCACC